CGATAATCCATTTTTTCAAAATACAGAGCTTTTAAGGGAAATGGAATATGATAAACAATTTAGACCAGAGGTTTATCAGAATAAATGGCTTGGAAAAAATAAGCAAAATAGTGAAGCTTTAATATTTAAAAATAAATATGAAGTTAAAGATTTTGAAACTCCTGATTTAAAAGATGTTTTTGAAAATAGATTTTTCTATGGTTGCGATTGGGGTTTTTCAAACGATCCTTGTGCGTTAATAAGATGTTATATCCAAGATAATATTCTTTTTGTTGACCAAGAAGCTGGCGGAATTGGAATTGAATTTGAACAGTTAAAATCATTTTTATTTGATAAAGTTGAAGGCTCTGAAAAATGGAATATTTACGCTGATTGTGCAAGACCAGAAACAATATCTTATTGTAAACGCTTAGGTTATAAAATAGAGCCAGCTCCTAAGTGGGGAGGAAGCGTAGAAGATGGAATCGAATATTTAAAAAGCTTTAAAAAAATTATTATTCATCCGAGATGTAAACAAATAATTGAAGAGATGGGATTTTATTCTTTTAAGACGGATAGAATAACAGGAGAGCCTTTACCAATTATTATTGATAAGTATAATCATTATATTGATGCTTTAAGATATAGTTTAAGTAAATATATCAAGAAAAATAAACAAATTATCAGCTTTTAAAGCCAAAGCCTTGTTTTTAGTGTTTATTTTTTATAAATAAAAGTTATTATTAAAAATAAAATCAATTTTTTTAGCATGCAATGGAATTTCTTTAAAAAAAAAGGCGAACTAAAATTCTTTAATTACTTTCTTGGTCGTGATAATAATTACTCAGCTACAACAAACCCTAGTGAATTTATTAATTTCTATTTAGAAGCTTGCCCAGTTTTTACCGCAACTAAGATGATTGCGGAAGCCATTGGCTCAATTGATATTGTTTTAAAAGATAAAAACGGCGATTTCACTTATGAACATGATGCTTTAAAGCTTTTAAGAAATCCGAATCCATTCGTTGATGGTCAACTATTCATGCAAGAATTAGCCTCAGCATATTTATTAACGGGAAATAGTTATATTAATATTATTGGCGAAAAAAAACCAGTTGAATTAAACACGATTAACCCGCAAGACATAATTATACAGCAAGATACAAAAGATGGTTATGCTGGCGAATATAATTGGACTTCAACAAACTCTAATCGCATTTATGTTAGAAATTCAGATAAAAGATTTATTGATTCTCAAAAAAATGAATTAATTCATTTAAGAAGTTATAATCCAAAATTTTCATCATCGAATTTAATTGGAATATCAGCTTACGCAGGTTGTCAATTAGAGATTCAACAATACATTTTAGCAAGTGTTCATAACTATTCATTGCTTAAAAACCAAGCGAGACCAAGCGGGATTATTACTTACAAAGGCAACAATGATTTAAGTCAAGAACAAGTTGATGGTTTAAAATCTACAATTAAAAACAAATTATCAGGAGCTAAAAACGCAGGAGAGCCAGCTTTTTTAGGTGGTGATTTTAATTGGATTCAATTATCAGAATCAACAAAAGATATGGACTTTCCGACATTAAAAAAAGGTTGTGCAGAAGCTTGCTATTCAGCGGTTAAAATACCTTTGCCAATGATTAGCCCCGACAATATGTCTTTTTCAAACATGGACGCTTCAAAATATTTGTTTTATGACAATGCGGTTTTGCCAATCTTAAAAAGAATATTAAAATTTTTATCAGTAAAATTATTGTCAAGATATCCAAACGCTCAGGGCTTAGAGTTTTATTTTGATGAATCAGCTATTGAAGCATTGGAAGCAAGAAAATATGAAAATGCTAAAATCCTAAGTCAAATAGGCAAATACACTGATAACGAAATTAGAAGCATCACAGGATTTGAAGCAATTGACGGCGGAGATATTATTTACAGACCAGCTAATTTAATTGAGTCGGGGAGAGATATTTACACGGACGACAATAGAAATAATCCCGTTGCTAAAAGTGAGTTTATTAAAATAATGAAAGCCCAACAACATCAAGACGGTGGGAAGTTTTACACTAATGATTATATCGAATTAAAAGCTAAAGAATTTTATGGAAATTGATGTCCGAAAGCGTAAATTAGAAGCCAATTCAATTCCTGATTTGCGGGTTATCTTTAGAAATATGGCAAATGATGCGGAAAGTATTTACCGCAAAAATGGCTCAGTAAATGCTAAAGAATTAGCTAATAATTATTACCCTGAGTTTCTAAAAGAAATAAGAGACATGATGCGTAAGACAGTAAGAGAATTTAGTTTTGACTTACGAGAAGATTTGCAAAGAAAAGGTTTAAATTTTGGTATTGATTTAGAGATAAAAGAAATCACTGATCCGAATGTCAAAGACAAGCTAAAAGAAATAAATACACAGTTTAAAGAATCATCAACTTTCTTTATTGCAAATCAAAGCGAAGAGCAAGCAAAATATATTGCAGAAACAAACGCAAAAGAAATTGATTTAGCAATAAGACAAGAGGAGTTAAAGTTTAACAATCAAAAAGCTTTGCCCGAATGGATTATTATTGCAAGAAATGTTAAGATTAACTTACTTGATAGAAGGCAAGCAAGAAGCGAGTTAATAGCTTTGCAAGTTGTTGGATTAACCGAAGCTTGGACAAGACAAGAAGAGGCTCAAATTATTGATGAACAGGAATTGGAGATTGACAATAAACCCGTTGAAGTTTTAAAAACTTGGGTAGCAATTCTTGACATGAAAACTAGACCCAGTCATGCCAGTGCCGACTTTCAACAAGTTGGTATTAATGATGATTTTATTGTGGGTGGATTTAAAGCTAAGTTTCCAAGAGACCCGAATTTACCAGCGGAGGAATCTATTGGATGTAGGTGCATTGTCGATTATTCTAATCGATTTGGCAATAAATCAATGTCAATTAAAGCAACAGAAACTTATAAACCAACCGATGAGATGGCAAATATTGCCTCAAGGGCTTTAGAGTGGCGTTCAAAATATGGAAGGGGCGGAACATTAGTAGGAGTTGCAAGAGCTAATCAATTAAAAAACAAAGAAAATTTAACCGAAAGAACAGTAAAAAGAATGCACTCCTTTTTTTCAAGGCATGGCAACTACCGCTCAACACATTACGAATTCAGAGATGGCGAGCCAACAACTTGGCGAATAGCTTGGGACTTATGGGGTTCAGACGCTGGTAGAGATTGGGCTAAGAGAATTGTTGATAAATTAAAAGAATAATTACTAAAATCGCAATAATAATTAACTCACGAATAGCCCTAAAGTTTCTTATTTTATTTGCTTCTTCCTGACAAACTCCATATTCCATATTTGTAAGGTTTATAGGGCTTGGAATATACGGTGGTTTTTTTGTTTTCATGTTAAATCAGATTCCATCAATACAAATCTTCCACTTCCATATATAAACCCATCAAACCGACCATTAAAACGATTTAGTGGGTCGGTTTCGTCTTTTTCAAATTTATAGAAATTATCTGAACTAAAAATTGTGCATTTCCTTATTGCTTGTAAAGCAGTTTGAGGATAAACGCCAACAAAATCTCCGCCATAAACAAAATCTTTTCCAAGCTCTAAAAACCTTACAAACTTCCCAGTTTTTAAATCGTATTCTGCTAGTCTTAAATTTATCATATACCTAAAATTTTATAATCGTTATAACCAAAATAAACAGTTAGTTTATTATTCTCTTTAGCTTGCCTAAAAATTTCTTTATCATCAGAAATTAAAATGCCGTAATCACCGCAATCAAAATTAACTATAAACTTAGCTCTAAATCCTGATAGAGACTCGAAGTCTCTATTTAATAATTTGCAATCAATTGTTATCGCTTCTTTTTGAATCTTATTTTGTTTATAAAAAAAACCAAAAGGAATAAAAATAATTAAAGAAGCAAGCATTATATTTATTATAATTAACATTATATCGAATTTATCCCGCTTAGGTTCTTTAGGAGGATATTTTAAATCAGGGGAATAAGCACCCTTTTCTGTTGGTATTATTGGTCTTGGTTTATCGTTTTGTTCCATAAAATTAATTTATACCAATCTTTCTTTTTGCTCTTTTTAGCCCATAGATTTTGTTGAGTCTGGCTTCCAAGATGATGGTTTTGGTTTATCATCCGTGGTAGAATTAATAATAGGTTTATTTAAATTTTCCATTCTTTCTCGTTCAATTTTGTTTTTTACAATAAAGGTAATCTCGTCAAGAACCTCCAAAGCTAACTTTGAAGCATTTCTTTCGCCAGCTACGACTCCTTGCGAGAAACTTCCAATGTTTCCATCTCTAACATCGCCCTCAAAGTTTGCCATTTGTTGCAATTTTTCTATTTTAGCAGTAATCATAGTTATTTATAATCATTGATTGATATTGTATCGTCTTTTTTCCAAGCCTCGTGCATTTTCTCAAGTTCGAATAAATTGGCGACTTCAATTTTATTTGTTAGATATAGAATTGTTAAATCTTTATGTAATATATTCCAAACTCGATTACCAACCCCGTACATTCGCCATGTATCAACACTTTTTTCACTATAATTATTCTGTAATGCAAAATGTTTTATTTGTCCGTTATAAGGTAATTCATTTTTATATATTTTTAAAATCCACCTAAGCAAATAGTAGCCCCCATTAAATTTGATGTTTAAATTTAGATTTTTCTCATAATTAATCATGTGTTCAATCATAGTTTTTAGGGTTGTTTTGGAATAATAATTTAGTAAAAATAAACGCACAATTTTTAAAAAGCAAATTATTTTTTAATGAAAAAAGAAATTAAATCACTTCCATTTGAAGTAAAAGGTATTCAAGAAGATGAAGAATATTTTACTTTTGATGGATACGCCTCAACTTTTGGCAATGTAGACTTGGGCGATGATGCAATAATTAAGGGCGCATTTTTAAGTTCACTTGCAAAAAATTCATCAGTTCCAATTTTGTGGCAACATCAAATGAGCGAGCCTATCGGAAAATCTATTGAACTATACGAAGATGATAAAGGGCTGTATATAAAAGGCAAACTACCAAAAAAAGATACCCTTGTTTCTGGTCGCATTATTCCACAAATGAAAGTTGGTTCAATTCGTGAAATGTCAATCGGCTTCTTTACTAGAGATTCAGAAATGGACAAAGGAATAAGATTGATAAAAGAAATTGATTTATACGAAGTTTCACTAGTAACTAAAGCAATGAACCCACAAGCGATAGTTAGTGGCTTTAAATCAATGGAATCAATAAGAGATATAGAGCAATCTTTAAAAGATATGGGATTGTCAAACTCAGAAGCAAAAACTTTGATAAGCAAAGTAAAAGAATTTTCTAGCCAGCGTGATGCTGAAGAAAAAGCTCATCGTGATGATGAAATAAAACAAAAAGTCATAAACGACTTAAACAGTTATATTATTAATTTAAAAAATAAATAAAATGTCAGATTTTGAAA